CTCCTCTAGACGGTCACGGTGGCGGTCGAGCCACCCTCCCACTGGCCGATACGGATGACGACGAACTCGGCCGGGAACTGGAGAGCGAGCCCCACTTCGATGTTCACCTGGCCGGATGCGATGGACTGCGGGGTGTTGTTCTCGGCGTCGCACTTGATGTAGAAGGCTTCGTCTGCACTGCCGCCCCGCAGCGCTCCCCGCTGCCACATGGAGAGCAGGAACTGCGTGATGTTGGTTCTGATCCCTGACCAGAGAACCTGATCGTTGGGCTCGAAGATCGCCCACCGGGTGCCGTCCAGCAGTGCCTTGCGGATGAAGTTCAGCGTGCGGCGCACGGAGACGTAGCGGTCGCTGGAGGCGGAGCGCAGCGTGCGAGCACCCATGATCGCCACCCCCACGCCGGGGATGTGCCGGATGGCGTTGACGTTCGCCAGGTTCAAGCTGTCCAATTCGGCGTTGGTCAGTCGGAGTTCAACGCCCATGGCCCCGGCGATCCGATTGGCGATACCGGCCGGAGCCTTGTGTACGCCACGGATGCTGTCGGTGGCGACGAACTGGCCCACCACCGCCCCGCCCGGCGGAAGCTTGCGAGAGGCTCCTTGGGAGGACGACGCCGGGTCGCTGAAGTAGAGCCAGGGGTAGTACAGCGCTCCGAAGGCGGAGTTCCTGGCTCCCGCCTGGGTCTGGATGTTTGCCACTGTCTCCGCCTCGGGAGGGTCGAGCACGGCGAAGCAGTCGCCCCTGGTCGAGCAGTAGGTCAGCAGCGTGTCCTGCATGCTGCCGTTCAGCGCTCCGGCGGCCGACGTGACGCCGGGCATGTTGATGGTCAACGGACCCTCGACGGTGTCGAGAGAGTTCAACGCCGCCGTCAATTCGGTGGCAGTGACCGTCGGGTCGGTGCCGCCGGTCAACGCCGTCGGCGTGAGAACGATGGGCCGGTTGAAGTCCGTGCCCGGAGCCGTGGCCGAGTCGAGGTCCGTGACACTGATAAAGGCCGAACCGGTACTCGGAGAGTTGATGACGTTCTCGACGTAGCGACCGTCCGAGTCCACCATGGAGAGATCGAGCCAGCGCTCCACGATGTACTGGTCGCCCGCACCGCCGTAGCGAACGATGAGGTTGAACCGGTCAGTGCCGACGTGGGCCACCTCGACGTAAATGCCAGCAGCCCCGCCCGCCCAGGCACCTGAGTTGGCGGCGTCCACCCGCAGGGTGGGGTTGGTGTTGTCGTTCAACGTCCTGGTGGCGAGGGCAGCAGCGGGCCCGGCCGCCCGCACGACCCATGCCTGGCGGCCACCGTTGGAGAAGTACTGGTGAACGGCGTAGGGCAGGAACTCGTTGGCGGCACCGAAGCCGCCGAAGTACTGGAGGTACTGGCTCCACGACTCGATGTACTTCGGCGTCGTCGGCCCCCGGCTGTGGGTAGCCACGAAGGCGGCCACCCCACTCGACGGCTCCACGAACGCCGCTGACAGGTTGAGGACTTCCTCTGCGTATACACCCGGCCTCTTCAGAGCAGGCACTGCGCCTCCTTAGGTAGTGGTTCCGTGGGGGTCCGGGTGGTGTCCCGAGAGGTAGTCCTATTCGCTGTCGCAGTTCAGGATGCTGAGGGTCAGCGACGGGTCCGTTACGTCCTCGATGCTGATGTTGATCGTCTCCATGTTCTGGATGTCCTTCATCACGGTGGGCCAGAGTTCCGACGCCACCGAGACCGTGTAGATGCGCCGGAACGTCCGCTTGCCGTCCGGGTCGATGTCCGACGCCGATGTCGCCCCCGTCAATTGCATCGTCCTGGCGGTTTCGTCGTTGGGCACGTAGAGCGCTCCCCACTTGCCGGGGAACTTCCGCCAGAGCGCTGCCTGTAGCTGTCGGTCGTGGATGGCGCTCCGGGCCACCACCGTGATCTGGTAGTAGAGATCGACCGGCACCGGCCGCTCCGCCACCAGGGTGTGGTCTTCGATCTGGGCGGGCAGCGGGTCGGGCGGGGTGTACTGGAGAGCCCTGACCTTCAGCCTGTTGACCGAGGCCCGCTCGTTGGCCTCGTTGATGTCCACAAGGTCGATGGTCACGTAGGGGTAGGTCCGCTCCACTGCCTCCTGCTCGGGCTGGCGGTACCACACCCGCACAGGACGGCCCTCCGGCGGGGCGTTGGCGTCGGTCACCGTCAGCCCCTTGAGGTAGTTCTTCATGGCGTGGTCTTCAGCGATGAGCCAGCCATAGCCCCTCGTCGCCGGAGGCATTAGCCCACCCCCTCGGCCGAACCCCAGCCCCAGCGCTGACCGAGCAGGTCGGAGAACCGCTGCTGGTTCTCCTGGCGCATCTGGTTGGCGTTCGCCAGGATGAGCCGCCGGGGGGCGAGTCCCTTCTCCGGGTTGCCGTACTCCAGGTCGAAGGTGTCCTGTGGAAAGGACAGGTGCACGTCGGAGCCGGTCTTTACCACCTCGCCTTGCATGGCGGCGTCGTACCAGTCGTCGCCCGCCTCCAGGGACTCCTGCTGAATCCTGAAGAGGAGGTGCTGGGCCGTCTCCTCAGCGGCACCGAGGATGTCCTCCTCGATGCCCTCGGCGTCGATGCGCCCCCAGTTCTTCACGCCCTTCTCGAAGTCGCCCACGACCCGGAAGAATTGCGTCACCGCTCTCTCCGGGCAGCGTCACGGAAGCGGCTCCAGGCCACAGGCACTCCTCTGGGCGATTGACCTACGCAGGGTGCCCCGAGTTAATTCTCCGAACGCAGCCACGACCGTAGCAAATGGCCCGAGCCCGAGGGCGGAAGGTCAGGGCCAACCCCACCTCCCCGGGGTCTGGGGGGAAGCAGGATCGGCCCTACGGCTGATCGTAGGCGGCGAAATCGGGGTCGTGAATCATTTCCTCGGGCATGACCCGGGTGGCGTCGATCCCCACCGTCGTCTCGTAATTCTGGAGCCGCCCCTGGATTTGGTACCGCCTGATCTCGAAGACCCGGCCGTCCCAGACGATCCGGTCGAAGAGGTGCTTGCGGGCGTCGTAGGGGTCGCTCAGGCCGTGCGCCCGAAGCTGCTCCAGCAGGGCGGAGAAGTGGATGGTCTCGACCGTGTACATGCCCTCGGCGCTCGGGGTCTCCACGTCTTCCTGGCGGATGACGCTGTACACCGGCATGGGCTTGGGGTCTTTCCACTGCCTGGCCTGGGTGGAGGCTCCTCCACCTTCGTCGTACAGGTCTTCGAGGCCGGTGTCAGCGCCCGGAGCGTCGGGAGTGGTGTCGATGACCCCCTCCCACTCGAACCAGAGCACCTTGGTGCCGGTATAGCGCTGATACCCCTCGATGGCCTGGTTGGTGTGCCGGAGATGATCCTTGACCCGGTACGGCATCAGAGCAGCCCGTTGTCGATGGGCGGCAGCACCCTGACCGGCGGGTAGGTCCGGTCATCGAATTCCCGCTCCACGTAGATCGGCACCAGGCGGCCGGTGGTGCGGGAGACCCGGCGCAGCGTCAGCACCCTGATGGCGAAGGGCCCGACGTTGAGAGCGGCGGCCAATTCCTTGTAGTGGGCCATCAGCCGGTCGATCAGCGCCATGATCTGGGCGAAGCGCTGGGACCGGGGGATGTTCACGCCCTCCGGCGTGAGCACGTCGATCTCCTGGCTGGCCTCCGTGGCGAGCGCCCAGAGGCTCTCTATGGCCGCCAGAAGGGCGACGAGGTATTCCTCGACCACCGGGAGGGTGTCGAAGGTCGGAGCCGGTGTGCGGCCCCTGATGTGTAGCTCGAAGGCGATGTTCAGGTAGCTCGACAGGTCATCCGGCATCCAGTTGAGGTAGGCCGTCCCGGTGACCGTGAGCGTCGAGCCCGTCGCCAGCGCCGTCCACAGGTAGATGACGCCCGTCCGGGTGTCCAGGGCGTACTGGTTGGCCGTCAGCGCCCCCAGGGTGCCCGGCGTCAGCGTCGTGGCCCCGATCTTCGCCACCACGCTGGCGGGGTCGATGTTGTCCCGGGGCAGGTCGAATTGCGTGCTGACGCCGTCGCCACTGTACGAGGCGTTGAAGGTCTCCCCAAAGTCTCGGGGGATACCCCTGAGCTTGGCCGTGATGGTGGCTAGCGACATGGTTCCTCCCTACCCACCATCACGGCCCTCTGACTCAGTGCCAGACGTAGCCCTTCTCCTCCAGGTGGTCGTAGACGTGCCGTGGTACCCGGTACGCCTGACCCTCCACGAACGTGTAGTTGTTGCCCGCACCGATGGTCACGTCCTCCAGGTCGCAATTGACCCGCAGGACGACGGTGCCGTCGGCTCCCCGAGGCTCTGGTGCCTCGCCAACGGTCTCCCACGGCTGCTCCACCACGTCGGTGGTCTCACCGCCGTCGCCCTCGGCAAACAACTCCTCCAATGGCTGCTGCTGGGTGAGGTCTACGACCTCGTTGCTGGCTTCAGCCTGCACCCTGGCGGCCATGCCCATCTCGGCCTGACGCCGCTTGATCTCGTCTGCGTGCTCCCGTTCCAGTTGCTCCCGCTTAGCGCCCGTGTGGTCTGTCGGTGGTCTCTTCCTCTGCGGCATGCTGCGTGTCTCCTACTCCCACTCCCTCGGGGCTTCGGGATCGGCTTCGTCCGGTTCACCGACGTACTCGGCGTTCCGAGTGTCCACCGTTGCCCTGACCCGCCCGTCAGCGATGGTCCCGCCCGGGATGGCCGAGGGCCCTTCGGTACCAATCCCGGTGATGGCAGTGTCGTTGGTTCTGTGCCGGTACTCCCCGGCGAACTGCATGAAGCCGGTCCCACCGCCCAGTGCCACCGTGACGGTACCGGTGGCCGTGGCGGCGGCCGACAACGTCGCCCCGGACCCATCCGCCTCCACCGCATCGACCGTCGTGTCTGCGGCGATACCGGTGCCGGTGATCACCAGGCCAACGTCGTCAGCCCGGAAGCTCCCCACCGGAGCGGTGACTTCCACCGAGGTGTCGGTCGTACCGACACCTGTGATGGACCGGTTGGTGATGACCCCGGCCTGACCAGGCTGGTGCGTCCCCATGAGGCCCCCTAGTTGGTCTCGATGATGACGATGGCCTGCGAGGTGATGAGGCCGAGGCCCCAGATGGCGTACCACGCCAGAGCGTGCTCACGACCGAAGTCGAGGATGCCGCCGT